CAACCGCGCGACGGAGTCCGTGATGCTGACCGTATCGGACGCGGTGCGGACGAGACTGACGACCCGCGCGACGCTATCGGTGGCGGTGACCGAGTCCGAAGCGGTCCGTAGCAGCGTGACCACACGGGCCACGGAGTCGGATAGCCCGACCGTATCGCTGGCCGTTCGCAACAGCGTGACCAGGCGGGCGACCGAGTCGGAGAAGGTGACGCTATCGGCGAGGGTGCGTGGCAGGAGCTTGATGCCCGCCACCGACTCGGAGATGGTCACCGAGTCGGCTGCCGTCCGGAGCAGGGTGAGCAGTCTGGCGACCGAGTCGGATGCCGTGACGGTATCCGACGCTGTCCGGAACAGGCTGACGATCCGGGCGACGGTGTTGCCCGCGGTGACCGTATCGGCTGCGGTACGCAGCGCGGTCAGGACCCGCGCGACGGAGTCCGACAACGTGACCGAGTCAGCCGTCGTCCGCAGGAGCGTGACGACCCGCGCCACGGAGTTCGCGGCGGTGACCGTGTCACTGGTGGTCCGGAGCAGGGTCAGGACACGGGCGACCGACTCCGAGAAGGTGACCGTGTCGGATGCGGTGAGTTGTAGGTTCTGTGACCCGATCGCGGCCGTGTAGTGCGCCGAGATGCGCGCGCCCGAGAGGGCGGTGTCGTAGACCGCCGCCTTGTAGACGATGATGTCGGCGGGGTTGGTCGTGAGCGGGCCGTACTGCGCGATGTAGAACGTGCCGCTCTGGGTGATCGGCCCTGCCCGGACGGTCGGCCCTGCGACCAGCGCCCCATCGAAGTACAGGTTGGAGTTGGTGCCGTCCCACGTCGCCGCGACGTGGTGCCAGCCGGTCCCGAAGGTGACGGTGGCATGTATCTCGTTGGCCGCGACGTAGAAGTAGACCGACCCGCCGAAGTTATTCGACAGGTAGATGAGCGATCCGGCCGAGCCGTTGCCCTTGCCGATGAGGCCCGTGTCGAGTGAGCCAGCGACGCCCGTCGGCATCTTGACCCACGCCTCGAGCGTGATGGCCGCGGTCGGGATGTTGTAGCCCGCGACCGACATGTAGTCGGTCTGCACCGGGAAGCGCACGCCGGTATCGGCGACGCCTGTCTCGGGTCCGGTCTGGCCGTAGGTCGGCGACCCGACATACGTGCCATCAGGGCCGCCCTTGACGTTGCCGGCGTTGGCACCGTACGCCTCACCGAGACGCCAGTACGCGACCGGACTATCGGCCTGGACAGCGACGTCGTAGGCGGTGCCTGCGCTGTCGCGCGCCGAGTGCTCGGTGCGCGGTCGGCCGGTCGGCTGGGGCGGGCGCCTGAACAGCCCGGGCATGGGCTAGTTCAGTTCTTGGAAGGTGATCCCTGCGGACCAGTTGCCGAGGGCGGCCGGTGTCCCGACGATCTTGAGGATGACGGCCGTGTCGGTCGGTACGATGAGCCGTTCCTCGGGGGTGGGCACCCACAGCCAGCCGTTGAGGTTGTTGAAGCCGTCGTAGATGATGGGCGTGACCGTGCCTGCACCTTCCGCCGAGGCATCGGTACCCGAGGTCGCCTCCGCACCGGCCGTGCCCCCGGCGATACCCGACGCGGGGCCGTTGACGAAGTGCGGCTGCGGGGTGGTGCTGGTGTACGTCCCGAAGGCGGACGCCTTGAGCCCGAGGATGATGCCCAACTGGTCCGATGTCTCGGACGCCTGCTGACCGATCCACGCGCGCAGGATCATGATGGTCGATGAGCGCGTGGCGAGGGTCGAGTCGGTATGGATGATGACCACGGTGGCATCGGCCACGATGGTCTGGTTCTGCATGGTGACCGAGTAGACGGACATCGGAACCTCAGTGGGCGAGCAGTTGGGGCATCTGAGTGGAGCGGGGTGGGTTGGCGGCAGCGGCGGCAGGCGTCCAGGCGACGAACATGCCCATGAAGTCGACACACGCGACGCGCGACTCGCTGACACGCGAAGTGCGGATCGTGGGACTGGTGCCAAGAGTTACGGACGGGCTGGTCGTCAACGTCCCGACAGTCGTTTGCCACGAACCAGTCTCGGCCCCATGGGCTCCAGCATCGTTACCGGCGGTGACACTGGCACCAGCGACCGTCGGGTTGGTCAGTGCGGCGACGTTCTGGAGGTTCTTGGTGCCGGTCGCGATGTCCTCGCCGTGACGGACGATGGCCTGGACAGCAAGCACCGTGTCGCCCGACGCGACGCCGAGCGTCGTATAGGTCTCGAGGTCGGCGAGGTAGTTGCACGTCGTCGAGGCCGGGAAGTGCATCCCGGCCTTGGGGTTGGCCGCCTCGTTGGCTGATGCCACACCGGCCGGCGGGGTGTTGTCGACGCACTGCCAGATGTTCGTCGTGACACCGTTGTTGTCGGTCACGCCGGTCACCGTGTTGTCGCTGATCGGCAGCGCCGTGTCGACCTTGGACGGCCGGAGGAAGCCGGTGTCGTCGCCGATCACGTCGTCGAAGTAGGCGTCGACGCTGCTTGCTTCGGTCCCTCCGAACCCGATATTGCGGGACGTGGCTGTAACGGTCGCCGTTCCCGTGACTGCATCCACGCCATCGATCTGGAGGAATGCCACGCTTGTCCCGGTGACCTGGCGCAGCCCGACCCAATGCCAGCCAGGTGAGGCGAATGCTGTGGACGAGGTTCCGATAAGGGTCGTATCCAGATAGACCCCTAGAGCGCCTGTCGTAGTGAGCTTGGCGTTGATGGTGCCAGCACCGGTCTGCGAACAGACGATACGGTCGACCGTTGGCAGTGTCGCGACGTTGAGCGCGAAGTGCAGATAGTTCACGGTGCCGGCCATGGAGACCTGACCCTGCGCACCGGACGCCGGATTGCAGCGCATGGCTGCAGCGCCCGTTCGGAACGTCGTCGTGTTGTAGCTCGCGGTGCCCACGAGTGTGAAAGGGTCACCTAGTGGGCCATCGATCCTCGCGGCCTGTCCATCGAAGCCCGTCATGAACGTGACGGTCATCTACGCCTCGACGTGGAACGGGATGCGTGTGTACACGATGCCGGGTTGGTTATGACCGAGTTTGGCTAACCTGACCTCGCAGTCAGCCGGGCCGCCACCGTTGAGGTCCCACTGACTCAGGCCCCATTGACCGAGGTGCATCGTGTACGGCGTCTCTGCGACTGGTGACAAGACGAGTTCGGTGTAAACCGTCGGCGTTTCGCCATCCTGCGAACAGACAAGCGCGATCCATGACCCGTAATGATTGGGGGTCGGCTTCGGCAAGTCGCCATGTGCGGTGACCACGATGGTTCCGCCGTAGTGGTATGGCCCTGTCGTGTCGAGCGTGAGGTATGGATCGGCGGCCTTGGCCCCGACCGGCAGCGCGAACGCCACCAGTAGCAGGGCCGCCGCCAGTAGGGCACGCATCACGAGATGGTGATCGTCCAGGTGACCTGGAGCGTATCGCCGTTGACGACGTTCGCATCGGCATTCAGCACCGTCTCGAACGACAGCAGCGACGAGCTCGCGGTACTCACCTGGAACAGGCCGGCCCGGTGGATGGCCGGGAAGGTACCGGTCACCGAGAACGACTTGGTCAGGGTCAGGGTGCCCGCACCCAGCGTATGGGCGTAGGTGCCGAGTGCCCGACCACAGCCGCCGGTGGTGATCTCACCCGTCAGGGCCGTGCTCGAGGCCGACGCTGCCGAGGCATTCTCGGTCAGGGCGATATAGCGGGCCGCGGCGTTGCCCGCGATGATGTGGTAGTTGGCAGTCGAGCCCGGGGTGGTGCCCGACGAGTCGTCACCGTTGCGCCAGGCATCGACGGTCAGGACCGACGTCGAGTTGGTGCTGATCGTGGCGTGGACAGGGGCGTTGGTGGACTCCTCGGCCACCACGATGTTGCCGATGTAGGCGTCGGTGACGAACGGCGTGGCCGTTGCCGTCAGGGACGTGGCGCTCGATGCCGTGGCGATGGTGCCCGACACGCCGAAGCCCAACTTGCCACCGAGCATGGCGGCGATCTGGTCGCGGCCGCCGTTGTTGGCGGTGGTCAGCACGTTGTGGCTGACACCCGAGTCGTCCCACGACCCGTCGGGGTGGATGACCACGGCGTGGACGTTGTTGGGTCCGACCTTGATGCGGTCCTTGCCGATGACCACCTCGCCATCGAAGACCCACAGGCGCGTACCGCCGATGATGCGCTCTACCGGCTTGTACATCAGACGGGCTCCTCGGAGTTGGCTTCGACGGTGGCATTGGTCATGGCAGCGGCGCGCTTGGCCGCGGCGAGGCGTTCCCTGGCAGCGGCGTAGCCCTTGTCGTCCTTGTCCAGCGAGGCGAGCTCCTGCTGGTAGTAGTCGACGAGGTCGGCGTCGCGATAGAAGGCTTCCGGGTTGTCGACCGGCTCGAACTTGTCCTTGGGCACGTGTGACTCCTTACACGTTGTCGCGGGCGGCCGTCTGGTCGTCCACGGATCGGGCGACGATGCGGTTGAGCGAGCCGCAGTCGGGGCAGGGCTTGCGCCGGCGCTCGACGATCGGGCGCTGGCACTTGGCGCACAGGCTGCGCTGCTTGGGGATGAACCTCATCGTTCCTCCGTCACGCCCGTCACCGGCCCGAGCGGGTACTGCCGGGTCGGCTGACCGCGGATGACCCGCTTGGTCTTGGGTGGTGTGATGTCATCGACGATGCGGACGTCCTGTGGCCCTGAGCGCTCGACGACCTTGACCTGTGGCGGCGGCACGTTGACCACGACGTCCTTGGCCAGCAGGTCCGACAGGCCCTTGACGATGGGCTCGAGGTCAACCTCGGGTCGGGCTGCGTCTTGGATGGCCGCGATGAGCGGGTCCATGTCGGCGTGCACCTCGGGCACCTTGATCTCGGGGACATGGACGTGGACCTCGGAGGGGGTCTGTGCCTTCATCGCGTCGCCGATGTAGTTGTTCACCACGATCCGTTCGCCGTGATAGGCCTTGTCGGTCACCGGCGCCCAGTCGAGGGTGCCGTTGGGGTGGTCCTCGATGGCCATCGCCTCTTCGACGGTGAACGTCTGGCCATCCCTGGCAGCGCATTCGGGGTCGTAGTCACCGTCATAGGCCAGTACCCGCTCCACCCCGAACTCGCCGTAGGCGTCGAGCGCGGCGCGGTTGTAGCTGAGCATCGTCTCGGTGCGAGCGACGGTCTCGGCCCGGGCATCGTCGAACTCGGGCAGGGCCTTGATACCGTTGTACCCTTCATCCGGCACACCGTCGATGATCTGGTCCAGCCCATACCCTCGCCGAGTGCCCTCGGCCAGGCTGGCTTGGACCGCCTCGAGGGTGTGCCCATTGATGCCGGTGATGCGCTCGCCACCGTAGTCGACGAGGTCCTGCACCACCCGACCCACGGCCCTATTGGGGACGATCAGGTCGAGCGTGTCGGCCACCACCTGCAGCGAGCCCCGGGCAGCCTGCACGTACAGCTTGCCCAGCACCTCGCGGAGCAGGTCGTCCTCGCGCTTCTGGTTCCACCAGTCGGGGTCGGCCTTGATGGCCCAGTCGCGGCGGATGATGTTGCTCTTGGTTGCCGCACCGCGTGGCCAGGCGGCGCGGATGCCGTCGATGATCCGCTCGGACTGGAGCTCGAAGAAGCGCCGCAGGTCGGGGTCGTTCGACTCCACCACGTCGTTGCGGGCCTTGGTCGCCTTGGCTACCACCTGACTGACCGACGAGCTATCAGCGGTATCGTCTCGGACCGAGGCGCTGGGCCCGTTGTTCTCGGGCGGCTTGGCAGCAGCGGCAGCGGCCGCCATCTCAGCCTGCTTCCTAGGATCGAGCAGGGCTGGCAACCCGGTCCACTTGATGTGGTCGAGGTCGAGCGCCTTGATGGCCGCCTTGGGGTCGAACCCGATGGACACCAGCGACTTGAACGCGCCGGCCTTCTCCAACAGCGATGAGGCGTCGTCGAGGTCGGGCAGGTTCGTCTCGAAGTTGAACGTCTGCCCCATCAGCGCCTCGTAGCGGCTGATGATGTTGACCTGGATGACCTCGTCGAAGCTGTCCGAGCGCGGTTCGATGGTGCCCCGCCAGTACCAGTCGTACAGTTCGCGGCGCGTCTCGCCCGAGGCGTTCTGGCCCGCTGGCATCGACACGCCCAGCACTTCGGGGGCGATCGGGAAGGCGGTCAGGATGTTGTCGCGGTTGAGCTCGGCCAGTTCGGGGATGCCGATCTCCGCAGGGGTAGAGGCACCCGAGGCGTACTCCATCGGCTCCGGGAACAGCAGCATCCGCTTGGCCGAGTTGGCATCGCTGACCACGTTGCGCCAGGCACGCTGCGCATCGTTGAACTCGTCTTCGTCGAGGGCGCGTTCGCGTGGCCACATCATGCCCGCCAGCCGACCACCGGTACTGAGCAGGTCGGCGGTGTGCTTGGACATCAAGTCGGTCAGCGGCAGTTCGGCGTACACCGCCTCGACCACCCCGACGCCGTAGGTGTTGTCATCGTCGGCCGAGGCGTTGGAGAAGGTGACGATCTCCCACGGCTCGAACGTCATCGTGCCGCCCTGCTTGTCGTAGTCGAGAATCCAGCCGAGCAGCTGGCCCGACCGCTTGTCGTAGCTCGGCCACAGGCGCGAGGGCGAGATGCCGTAGATGGCGGTGATCGGCGACAGCGGCGAGGCTGCTTCCAGATACCAGAACGTCCAGCCCGCCATGTCCCGCCGGATGTGCGTCTTCTGGCGCAGCATCCGCCCCGTCTGCTGGGGGTTCGGGCGCTCCATGAGGCGCATGAACTGGTCGATGGGGTTCAGCGTCTCGAACGGGATGTCGAGGTCAGGCTGCGGGATGTTCGACTCTTCGGGATCGTCTGACTCGACGTCCCCATCGCTGACCGTCCACGGCAGGCGCGCGATATCGCCGCTGATCTTGGACTCGGCCTTGTAGAACCAGCCACACTTGTAGGCCTGCAGGAACGCCTTGGCCTTGGCTTGGGGGTCGTCCATCTGGCGCAGCGACGACAGCGGCGGGTCGTTCAGGAACGCGGACACGCCGGCACCCGTCACGGCCTTGATGTCCCACGGCAGACGAGTGATGGCGGGCGGACTCACGCTTGTCCCGGCCCACGGGGTGTCATCCCATTCGCTCATGCTGCGAACACCCGCCCGACGACCGACTCCAGCCACGTCCTGACGATCAGGTATTCGCAATCCAGTTCATGGGTGAACGGCGCGCTGCTAATGTCGGCGTCGCACATCCGGCACTCGTACTTATCGATGCCCTTGACGGTGCCGACCTGCATGATGCAGGACGCCAACACCTCGCCGAGTGCTTCGACCGGCGGCTTGTTATCAGTCACGCGGCTGCTCCGAAGGTAGACACCCGATGTCGAGCGCGTGACCGGGCGTGGATGGCGAGGTTGAATGCGTCGGCGAGGTCAGGAGACGGCAGGCCGCGGGCCTTCATCTCCTCCTTGGACTCGATCTGGACCTTGCCCGACGAGGTCATGCGGTAGGTGGGAGCGGTGAGCTCCGCACGAAGGCGCTGGTAGTGCGACTCATCGAGCCGAGCCAGGCTCAGTTCACTGTTCTGCGGGTCGAGTTGCTGTCGAACGTCCCACCAGAGTTGGGCACGTAGGTTGAGCAGCAGTTCAGGGTCGCGAAGTGGGGCGTCAGCCACGTTGACATCCAGCAGACGTCCGGGTAGTCGCTGTTCGCGTATGCGATCGACAACACCCGCGCCAACCCCGATGACATCGACCGCGAGGGCGCCTCGTCGACGCTGAAGGAAGGATGCTCCCATACCCGCCACGGCCATCGTGTCCTGTCCGTGGACGATGGTGACTTGCTCGGGGGCATTGCCGTTCCCTTCCACGAGGACCGAGTCGTCACTACCGAACCGGGCGACGTCGAGGCCTGCCCACTCCCGGGCGTCGGTGTACGGCTCGCGGACCCTGGCGAGCTCGATCCACTGCAGCGGGATGACCGCGTTGGACTGGGTGTCGGGGAACTGCCCGAGCACCTTGGCCTGCCACCATGGCGTGCCCTCGAGGCCTTCCTTGCGGCGCTCCTCGAGCCAGTACGGATCGACTAGGGCCGAGGTCGCCTTCGGGTCGACCGCTTCGCCGGTGAAGTTGGGGGTGTCGAATACGCTGATGGGGATGACGTGCCAGTTGGGGAGACGGCAGGCTTCGAAGAACGGGCCAGCAGGCTCGTAAGGGTTTCCGATCGCCAAGATGCGGGATGCACGGTTAACAACGAGCCCTCGCACGGCCTCCCAAAGTTGAGCCGATACGCCGTTGGCCTCGTCGATGATGACGAGGACTCTGGCCGCGTGGATGCCCTGCAGACCCTCGGGGTCCGTGTCATCCGGCTTCCTCCCGATGCAGAATGCGCCGGTCTCCTCGATCTCCCAGCGCAGGTCCGTGCCCGCTGATGGCTTGCCTGGTAGGCCGCCCTTGCGGTGTGCCTCCCTCAGTTCCTTCCAGGGGATGTCCCTGATCTGCGGGAACGAGTTGGATGTAATAACACACACACCCCCGGTCGCAACCCACCAAGCCGCAAGTCTGGCCGCTATCCAGTCCTTGCCCGAGCCGAAGCACGATGGCACTGCTACGTAGGAGTTGTCGCGTACGGCTTCGGCTATCCGTGTCTGGATCGACCAAGGCTGCTCCCCGAGGATGGCGCGGATGAACTTGTCGGGCTCGTCGACGAACTCGTCATAGCCCTTAGCCCTCTGACGTGCCCTCAACCGGTGACGGGCTTCCGCGACCAGTAAGGACTTGCTCGGCTTCGAGGATGGCTGCGGTGAGTTCAGCGTCGGAGATGGTGCCGGTGATGTCACGGGCTTCGGTCCTCGCAGTCGCTCCACCGCTCATCAGTATCTGGAGGCTGGTGGCCTTCTCTGCCGCGAAGGTGGCGTCACGCGGTTCCATCTCACCGCTTCGCAGCGCCTCGGCGATCCTGCGCCATGCGAGATGAGCGACCACCTTGATCTCGTCCGCCAGGTCTTCCCGCGTCTTAGCGCGAACCTCCGCGAACTCCGGCTTATCCATCCAATACCGGATCGTCGACTCGGGGATACCGGTCTGTTCCTCAGCCTGGACGACGCCGCCCATCTCGGCAGCGATGACCGCTGCCAACTTGGTGCGCTTGGTGTATCGCCGGTGCTGGGGCATCTAGGCCTTCTTGGCTGCCTTCTCGTCGGGGAAGCACGTCTTGCACGGCTTGGTGGTGCTCTCGTTCCACGGTGTGTTCGGTGGGACGATCTGGCCACAGCCGGTGATCTCGCCGTCGACGATGAGGTGGTCCTTGCCGTCTGCGAGGGTCACGATGATCGGGGTCCGGGGCATGGTGTCTCCTTACGGCCTGACGTTCAGGTACCAGATAGCGGCCTTCATGAACGAGTTGCGGGCCTTCTGCTCGCCGAGTTCACGGTACCGCTTGGCCCAGACGAAGTCGTAGTGCTTGTCGACCGGGTCGTTGGCCTGTGCCCAATACTTCTGGAATGTCGGTTCGAGGAACCGACGCGCACCCTTCCGAGACGCGAAGTACCCCAGCGGCACGTTATCGCCATTCGTCACATAGATGATCGGTACCGGTGCCATGAGCGCATCTCCAGGGACGCTACCGCCAGCGGTGCCGTGTGGCTGGCGATGCCTGCGGGAGTCCGGTGCCCGCATCGGGATTACGGTGAGGTGGCACGCCACCCCGGCAAGGTTATGCGCATCTTATGCGACTGCAACGTCCTCGCGGTAGTAGTTCTGTGGCGGTTCCTCGTGATAGCGCTCGAACAGCCGGTGTAGTGCGGCCTCGATATAGGGCTGCCTCACCGGTTCGATGATGCCGAGCGAGGCGCAAGCCCCATCCCAGTCGCCATCACGCAGGGCGGTTCGGTACAGGGCCCGAGCCATGAATGGGTACGGTTCGTGAGGATGTCCCCGGCCCGCAAGTCGCGCGAGTGCTGCGCGCATGGGCGTTCGATAGTGATTATGGATGTCCTTGTGGCCTTCGTACTCAGCTGCCTCTGTGCCATACGGGTCGTCCTCGATGAACGCGCGGAACGGGTCGGCGACCCGGGGTGATCCCATGACCGAGCCGCCGACCGGATCGTAGGCCTCGCCATCCCCTCGGCGCTTGGCGTCACGCCATACCCCGCGGGTGTGCAGACGGTCGGGCACCTCTTCGCGGAAGCCTGCCATGTACCAGCCGAGCAGGTCCTTCGGGCGTGCCATCTTGGCCCGCTTGCTACGGGCGTTGTCGTCGGCGTAGGGCTCGCGCTTCACTGGCAGTCCTCGCACAACTGCGGCTGGCCGATCATCCGCGTCAACGGCATGACCTCGCTGACCTCGAGCGGCGCGATGGGGTGGTCGTCAGCCCGTGGTCGCATCCGCCGCCCACAGTGGGTCACGGCATCGTTGGCGATGACCGACTCGACGACGTGCCACTTGGCACCCGCTCGCCGACGCCGGACCCACTGCCCTATGTCCATCAGGCAAACTGGCCCCACAGCAGGCCGATGCATACGAACACGACCGCCCAGCCGATGAGCGAGCGGCCCTGTGCCTGGAACTCCTCGACCAGCGCGAGCACCAGCGCGACGACGAACAGGATCGTGGGGATGCTCATGACGTAGCCCACCGCAGGACCGCCCGATACGCGGCTCGGATGGTGGCGCCGGCGAGGGCGAACGCCACGACATCAGGCGTCTGGATGGCCGAGCCGATGTCGACGATCTGCGCTGCGGCGAGGGCTGCGGCGCCCGATAGCAGCACGTCGGCCACGAAGTCCTTGACGAACTTGGAGCCGGTGATGGCACTGATACCGGTGCCATCGGTCAGCGCCCCTACGACGCCTGTCTGCGGTGAGTTGAGAGTCACTGGGGGTCCTCCGGTGTGGTGGTTGCGTCATCCTCTGTGCCGTCGATGGCGTCATCGTCGGGGAACGCTGGATCGGGTACGAGCTCAGCGGGAACGCCCGGCGGCGGCTCGTCGGGGATATCGTTGGGCGGGTCCTCGAAGTCGTCGGTCATGGGTACTCCTCGAGCGAGGTGGCGGACTGGTTCGGGTCGATGTACTCGCCCCGCAGGCCACCTGCCAGCATACGCACCAGCATCCGGCCCGAATACCCGGGCCAGGCGTAGAAGATGGGCATCGAGCAAGGCGCCGAGGTGTCCTGTGAGTAGGCGGCGTGCTCGGTCCGCCCGGTGATCCGGCCATCGGGTCCCAGCTGGTAGACGAAGAACTTCTGGCCGCCATCGAAGTGCAAGGCGTAGGTGCTGACCCGATCCTTGGTGAAGGCGGCGTAGACGTAGCCGTCCCCGAGTGCCCGGTATCCCGACGCGGCGATGTTCAGCTTGCCCGCGAACGACCGCAGCAGCGACCACGGATAGGGCTCGTTGCGATACTTGTACACCCCGGCATAGCGGCCATCGGCGAGCGGGTCCATGACGTGTGCGTCGGGTGGCACGAATACCGCGTGATTGCCGCGGAAGCCGTTCCCGGCGTTGAAGCGCGTGTTGGCGATCGGCGCATACCACCCTTGGAGGATGGCGCCCTGACCTGCCGCCACCCGCTTCTGGAACGACGCGAACGGCAAGCGGTAGTACACGTCGAGGTCCACGCCGGTCAGGCTACGCAGCGCTGCATCGACCTGTGCCAACGTGGTCCCGCCGGACGTGTCGCCGGTACGGCGGCGGACATCCTCGCCGGTGGTGATCTTCTTGACCTGGCGGTCGTAGCTCGCAGCCATCGCGCCGGCGTAGCAAGTACACGACGCCCAGCCGAGGTAATACCCGTTGATAGCGGGGTTCTGCGGCTGGAACGTCGGGCGGGTGAAGCTCATACGTCGGCCTGCTGCGCCAACTTGGAGCGAGGCAGGACGTAGCGCAAGCCCGAACTCTGGTCGATGACCGACAGGGTGTTCTGGTGCCAGTCATCGCCGGTCTCGATGACACGTCGTTCGCGCTCACCAGTCGCGAGATACAACCCGCCGCGAGGCCCACGCACGAACCAGTCGGCCGGCGGCAGGTCGATAAGCGTGTTCAGGTTCGGGGCCTTCACCGCCAACTGGCGACTGACCTTGGTGACCTGTACGGCACGTTTCATGGCACGTCGAACGGCAGAGCCAACACGCCCGCGTTCTGGCCGTCCGAGGACAGCAGGACGAGGCGATGCGAGCCGGATGACAGGATCGGTAGCAGGACGTTCCCCTCGAATGCGCTCGGGCGGGTCATGACGGTCGTGCCCGCGCTGCCTTGGTGGAAGTTCGGGTCAATGTAGACCCCAGCTAGTCGGGTAGTGGACCCGCCCGACCCCGGTTTCAGCGAGACCTTGATCGTCCGGCCGGAACCTATGGCGCTGGGGTCTGACGTCAGTCTAGCGTTGGCGTAGTCGTGGCCGTCGTCGTACCAGCCGCGCGCCTCGGTGTACCAGCCGGTGCGATAGGTCGGGGTGCAGGATCGGACGCACACCTGATAGCCCGTCGACTGGTATTGGCGGTTGCCCTCGCTGTTCTTGGGGATGTTGGCCGTCCAGCGCATCTCGCGGCGGCCGGTGCCCCAGTTCGACAGATTGACGTTGACGATGCCCGACACCTGACAGTCGACGCATGGCCCGAGCTTGACCGCCCACGTCTGCTTGACGGTCGAGCCGTCCGATACCCGGAACGACGTGATAGCGCCGATCTGGTCATGGGCCTTGATGGTGTACGGCACGGCGATGGTGCCGTTGACGATGCGGCCCGACATCGGCACGGTGACCTCGACGTGGATGTGGGCGCCCACTTGCGATGGCACGTTGATGCCGGCGTTGCGCCACCAGCCCTGTGACTCGGCGGTCATGGTGGCAGGCCCAGCATGGACGGGGATGGCCGACACGGCTCCGAGCAGCAGCCCGAGGATGGCTACGAGGACGACGGTGGCCCAGTTGTTCAAGCCCTTCATGGGGGGGTCCTTCCTTCCCCCTGGCGTTCGATCCACTCGACACATGGCTTGCATGGACAGCGGTGTGGGCGTGCTACCGGTGTGGGGTCGTCGAGCTCGGCCTGCATCGCCCGGAGGACGAGCGTGGCGCGGGCCAGCACGACGCGCATGGTCAGCGGGGCGATGCCTGCGGCGAGTTGCGCCTCATCGGATAGCCGCTCATGGAACAGGGCGTAGTTGCGGACGGCAAGGTCGCCGATCTCCACGGCCATCACGTAGGCAACGGGGTACGGGCGAGGATGAAGCCGAAGATGGCGATGAACAGGAACGTCACTGTCGCGATGAGTCCGATCGTGGCATAGAAGTTGGTGCGGTTCTCGGTGCCGCCTACCTTGGCCGACTCGATGCGGGTGACTCGGTCCTTCACCTCATCGAGCCCCTTGGATAGCGCGGCGATGGAGGCGCGACCGGACTCCTGGTTGGTCTTGATCGTCTCGGATGTGGCGCGTTCGGACTTGTCGATAGCTTCGCGGTTGGCCTTCTCCTGCAGCGCGCCTGTCTCCTTGGCGGCGGCGAACGCCGCGTCCACCGCCAGCTTGGCGTCCTTCTTCTCGGACGCTACCCGCGCGTCGCGCTCGGCCAACTGCACCTGGATGGCGGCGAACTTCTGCTCGTGGAGCTCCTGCAGCTGCTGGACCCGGCGCTGTATCTCCTCGTGGATGATCTCGACCGACACCTCGCGCGTCGACTGCGCCTTGTCTTGTGCGTCCAGCCGCGCCTCGATGGCCTTGATCTCGCCGTCGATGTACAGGGTCAGTTGCTTCTCGAGGCGGGCTATGGCCCGGTCGGTCAGTTCCGTAGGGTCGGGTACAGGCCGGCTCCCGAAGCCGGAGTACATCGAGTCGTTCGGCGGTGGTGACTGACTCACTCAAGGCGGCCTGTTCCGCGCTGGCGTCTCTGGGCGCAGCACACTACGGGCCCGAACGGGGCGACACGGCGCATCGTGTGCTTCGTCGTGGTCGATGTCAATACGCCGCCCATAGGGTCGTCGGCACTGGCGGGGCATCTAGTGCTAGGTCGTGCTCGGCGGCGAGGCACACATCGAGGGCGAGTTCGTAGGGGATGACAGCGCGGACGGCAGGATCGGTCACGTCGTACCCGTGAGCCTCGGCGAACGCCACCCAGCGAGGGTCCTTACGGCTCTTGGAGTCGGACTGGATGCCGGTGCGCGATCCGCGCGGCGCCGGGATATGGCAGTCGGCCTTCGGACTGCACATCGGCCGCATCGACAACGACGGCGGGAACCCACCCCACAGGTCCGTCGGCTTCATCGACACATGGCCATACTGACAATAGGTGACGGTGCGGCGCTCGTACTGCTCGAGGATGGGCATCTTCCGCATCGCGGCACGCGGGTTCTCGATGATCCAGTACGCCGGCGCGAGATCGCGGATGAGGCGCAGCGTGTTCTCGAGGAGCTCAAGGCCGAGTTCCGCGGTCGAGGTCTTCGGACGACGGGCGGCGAAGCTACCGGTCGGGCTGCGGTCGTAGTGCCAGTTACGCCCGATACGTAGGACCGAGAACGACTCGCATGGTGGCGAGGCCAGGATGATGTCTGGCTTCCAGCCGAGGAACGTATCCGGCGTCACGTCCCGCACGTCCATGACGAGCGAGGTCTTGAAACGCGGGTCGAGGTCGAGGGTGACGACGTCGTGACCGCGAGCCGCGAATGACGCTGACCATCCGCCGAGGCCGGCGAATAGGTCGAGGACTCTCACTTCGTATCAGTCGGTGGCACGGCCAGCGTCACGCCGCCCCATGTGATCGACACCCGGACGACGCCACGGCTCGGCGATGCCAGCATGGAGAAGGCCGAGCGATACAGGTCGATGACCTTCTTGCCGCCGTCGCATTGGCACCAATCGACCAACGCCACCTTCACACAGTTCCCGTTGCCGCACACCTTGACGATCCGGCCGCGCCAGTCGCCTACCCGGAGGGCAGGACCGGCCGCCGCTGCCAGCGTGCCTTCGGGGTACCCCCGAGTGCATGCCGAGCCGCCGCCGCAGTACCAGCTCGCCTGTCCTGTCACGGCCGTCGAGGTGTCGGGGAGGGTGCCGCCCAAGCTGGCCGGACTCGAACCGGCAACCTCCGACCCGTCCCCGCTAGCAAGGACGGCGGTGCTCTTCCCATGAGCTACAGCAGGCTGCGGCACCCCGGTCTGGGCAGGCGTCGGGGTTACCGACGTAGTCGCTTCCTGCCCAGACCTAGGAGCCGCGATCAGCAATGCGGCGGCGAGGATAGCGAGGATGACCAAGACCGCCATGAACACCAGCGCCAGGAAGCCGCGGCGGTCCTCGGGCTCCTCGTCGATCCGCTCGAAGTAGACGGCTGCCGCTTCGTAGTGGGCTTCATCGGAGTCGGGTTCGGGGACGTATAGGGGGTCGGGGTCGTAGGTCATATCGCCTCCTCGAGCACGCTGTCCCGCTTGCGGCGATTGCAGAGCGGGTGACTAACCTGGACGTTGGCGTATGAGTGCTCGCCACCCTTGGCCAACGGCCGGACGTGGTCGACCTCAAACGCGGACCGTGCAACGAAGCGACCGCAGAGGCCGCACCGTCCGTGGTCGCGGCGATACACGACTAGCCGATCGACGTGCTCAACACGAACGGCTAGGACCCTCGCCCGACGCCTGGAGTTCTTGTCGAGTATCTGGTCACGGTGGGTCTGCTCGAACCTATGCCGAGCGCGTCTGGTGATCTCGCGGCGGCGGTCAGGATTGGCATCGCGCCACGCCTTCCACCGCTCGTAGTTCTCAGACCGATGGACCTCGTCGTACTCCCGCCGCTGTTCCCGTAGACGGTCACGGTTGGCCACCTTGTATGCGGCGTGATATGCCCGCTTGACCTCGGGGTCCTTATGAGGCATCGGGCAGCCCCAACCCTCGCTGAGTTCCGTTCAGACGGGCCTCAGCGATCCGCACGTACTCGAGCTCTCTCTCTATTCCCACCCATTCAAACCCCTCCATCTCGGCGGCCAGTCCTGTCGTACCCGAGCCGAGGAAGGGGTCGAGGACCGTTCCCCCAGTGGGGGTCACGAGGCGTACGAGGTGGCGCATCAGGTCGGTGGGCTTGACCGTGGGGTGCACGTTCTGGCGGCGTGTTACCGAGGCAACGCGCCCTCGGTCGGCCCGCATCTCGGGGGCATTGATGCCCATCTGCCCCCACGTGCTGTTATCTCCGTGCGTGTCGCGAACCGGCAGCCCTCCCAGCACCGGCTCTCGGTCTGCCCTGTCAGCCTTGGGGATCAGGAAGAAGCGGGAGTAGGTGCCGGAATCCTGGTCCTTGATGTAGGTCTTGTCGCGCCGCATCGAATAGGACGTAGCCGACTCGTGACGTTCGGTGTACGGCCGGAGTGCGCCTGTTGTCGTCTCCCCACCCCCCACCACGCCCTCTATCCCACCGTCGAAGATGGGGTCGGTGAGGACGATGTTGGCGGGCCAGCGGCCGGGAGGCATCTCGCCCATGCCGCGCCCACGGCGGTTGTCCTCCGGTGTCCATGACCCCTGGCCTTCCGCGCCGACCGTTGACTGCTTCAGCGACTTGTCCCATGCGGCCCATGTGGCAGCCCGAGACTCTGCATCGGAGTCAGAGACAGGCATTCGGCAGGCGTCGATCGCCAAGTCCCGCAGCGGGCCAGGCTTGCGGGCCATAACGATGGGCTCCCACGCCGGCTTGAGCGATGCCTTGGACTTGGGGAAGCCCGAGGCATAGCCCCAGACCAGCATGTCGCGGATGATCCAGCCGGCGTCCTCGAGGGCCACCGTCATACGGTGGACGGTGCGCGTGCCGCCGAAGGCCAGGAGGTAGGCGGAGGGCTTGGCGACACGGTAGGCGGCTTCGGCCCAGCGACCATGCCATTCCTGGGCGGCGAGCATCGACTCGCGGGTGAGGGTCGAGAAGCGCGGCTTGTCCTTCCACTTGGTGTCCTTGGCCCAGTGACTCTTGTAGAACGGCCGAGGGTCTGGCGGTTGGCCCTTGTGTACGCCAAGGTTCTCGAATGACGCCGGACCATCACGGCCGATCTTGTCCCACTCCTTCCCCATGAACTCCAGCCCATAGGGTGGGTCGGTGAGGATGGCGTCGACCGACTCC